GGTCTGGCAATGGCGATTGACCTCTTATCACGCGGGGACCGTGGATCTTATACGCACAGTGACGTCCTGCAAGCGGTTTGATTTTCAATAAGATAACCCCGAGGTAATAACTGTACGGTGACGTTACGTTTTCCCCCTTGACGGCGCCGTATCGGGCGGGCTATAGTAAGGGCAGTTGATCGAGTTTGTGCAGTGACGTTCCGTTAAGAAAAACTACCCCCTACTATTTCTGAATCAAGGAGATACGGCCGAATGAACCATATCAGCGCTACCAGCCAAATCACCCCAGAAAAGAACGCCACCAACCTGCGGATGCTTACCCTGTCGGAGAAGCTCCCGACCATCTTTACCTACCAGCCCGCGGACGCGAAACAGCAGCAGCAGTTCGTTTTGATCCGCGAAGCGGCCCTCCATCTGGCCCAGGTGATCCTAGCCAACACGCCGGGTTCCGCAGACCAGACGGCAGCGATCCGACTCCTGCGGGAGGCCGTTATGACGGCCAACGCGGCAATCAGCCTGAAGGGCATCGTCTAATGGATACCCGGATGGAGGCAGTTCTCCTTAAACGTTTTGGTAGTGATGAGCCGATCCCCCCGGTGAACGAGGATGCGGTCTCTCTCCGTATCCTTGCGCCGGGGACGGCGTTACCTCCTCAGCGGTATCGAATTTTGTCAGATGATGACGGGCATGATTACATTGTCGAAGTCGAACGTGAAGTTGAGTTCTACGACACCCTCGAGGAGCAAGCGGATATGGGCGAGTTCCGATCCATCGGCGGCAGCCCGACTCTCGTTAGTTTCACGGACCCGGTGATAGACTGAGTCATGGCGAAAAAGAAAGTCCCCGCGGAGCGAGAGGAACTGGACGTACTCAACCGTCCCGATAGTTACGGCTCGTCTTCACGCGGAGGCGGCAAGACGCCGCAGATCCGCCATACCAACCCGGAGGTCGCAAAGCATGTCGCTCGTTTGGTCATCGGCTGCAACATGGACTATGACGCAGCGGTCCAAAAGATGTGGGAAGACGAATTCCCAGATGCAACCGAAGCCCAAATTGTCGCGAAGGCCGAAGTGCTCCGAGCCTCCCCGCATGTCCAGAGAGAGATAGGAGCGCACCTTGAGAAGATTGGCTTCGGCGATAAGGCTCAAAGCAAGCTCATTGCCATGCTGTGGAAAGAAGTGCTTGGTGATAACGACAAGCGTTGGGCGAGCGCGGCCCGACTCCTCGCCGAGATTACGCAAGCTGCTAAAGCAAAGGCGAAGGGCGAAACGATTCCTGTGCTGAAGTTCGCCGGCATGGAAGAGGGTCTCAAGAACATGCTCGGCGACGCCGCGCCTACAGACAAGTACATTACAATAGATCTTGAGGAAGACGATGCCACAGGATCAGACCCAGACGCAACCGGCTACAGCGGCGAATAATCCCGGCGTCCTCGACGCAATTCGGCAGTATGCGTCATCCGCACTGGACAACCTCAAGTCTCGATTCACCACGCCTGGAGGCCAGCCGGTAATTCAAGCCGGTCCCGGCTCTGCTCTCGACACCAAAAACAATCAACTACAGCAGTTGCAGCCGCAGCAGCCATACTCCGCGCTACAGCAGAATGCACCGATGCTCACGAACCCCACGCTGTCACATGCGCAGAGCCCGTACGGCACGCAGCCGGGAGAACAGCGGATCGATACGAGCGGCATGACTGGCTTCACCAACATCAAGAGAAGTCCCGGGTTATAATTAACAACAGGAGCACCACAATGTCCAAGAATGATCCGACCGGCAAACAGCACTACGATGTAACCACGACTTCCTCGCAGAAGCACGGCAAAGGCACGGAGAAACAGGATCAGACGGGCTCATCGTCTTCCGCAGATTTCACCCCGAAGACTCCCTCCGGTTTCTTAGGCGGGCTCAAAGGTGTTCTGTCCGATCACTCTCTCAACGCATCTGACTCAAGAAGTTTCGGGACGGGTGGCGCGGGAACTTCCGCAAAGACTCAGTCCAGCCGACCGGGCGTGGGTGGCGGAAACGCCGGCAAGCCGACTAAGAATTCTGGCGCGACCAGTTTCGGAGCGTAACATGGAATACAACGGCAAGGGCAACAGAGACGTAACTCAGACCACCAGCGGCGGGCTCCCCGGTTTCTCCGGGATCAAGCACCGCGGCATGGATGCAGGCAAACAGATCACCGGCAAGTCCGGGGATAAGAGCTCGCGCGGGAAAGATTCTTCGCGTGAATCTACGAAGGATCTGATCCGCGATAGTTACGCGACTCTCTTCGCCCGCCCTGATCAATCGTTCGACGGAAAACAATACCAGGACACTCAGAAGAGCATGAAGGGTCTGCCGTTAACCGGCGCGCCGATCGGCTCTGAGAATAGGCAATCCAAGGCGCCGCGGCAGAATACGAGCGGCTCTATGAGGGTTGGTGGGTAAGTGTTCTCCCCCGAGTCAAGCCTGTCAGCGAAGAGTTTCAGTTTGAAACCCCCAGCACTGCCGGGGCTCAATCCGCCAACCGATCACTCCAATCCTTTTTCCGGCATCAAGCGCGCGGGCCAAGCCAAGCGTGCGCAGAATTTTGAGAAGTTCCAGCAGCAGAAGGACAATAAAAGTTTCGGCGGTTCGCAGGCACAGAGCCAGGGCAGCGGCTTCGGGAGCCAAGCCGGCAGCACAAAGCCAGAGAAATTTTCGTAACGGGAAGACCGGTGCCGAAGCGGGGCGGTCAAACTCTTCCTAAAACCGAAAGGTACAGAAGGCACCGTTACGAGAACCCCGCTCCTTAATTTTGGCCCGCAGCGGATGCCACAAGAGCTGGCTGCGGATTCCAGGGGCAACCGACGCCAACTCGGTCCCTGTACGACGCCACCGGATAAAACCGGTGGCGTTGCTTTTTTCGCCGTGCGATAATCGGATATGCCCGAAGCGCCAGCATTCCGTAAATACGAACTACAGGAACAGATCGGTGAGAAACTTAAAAATCTTCTCCCTAGTCAACGCGCTTTCTTGTTTGGCCCGGAGAGATTCAGCGCGATTAGCGGCGGCTTCGGCTCAGGGAAATCTTTCGCGCTTGTTCTTAAGGGCCTCATTTTATCTGCTGCAATTCCAGGCAATGTTGGTAGTTTACTCTGCTATCGCGGGACTGATGTTGAGAAGCGCTTGGTACCGCTATTTATGGAAGAGGTTTGCCCGCCGCAATGGAGAAAGTCATACAACAAGAACAAGAAAGTAGCCGTACTCCGAAATGGATCAGTCATCAGTTTCGACCACATCAAGGACCGCACTTCTGCGGCTGCGTCTGGCGCCGGTACGGGCCGAATCGGTTCGAACTGGGGCTGGTGCGGAGTTGATCAAGCCGAAGAAATAGAAGAGCAGCATTGGGATGCGCTGATGTCCCGCCTCCGATTACCGCGAGCGCCGCGGAAGTTCGGTTTCATGTCCCTCAACCCGGCGGGACGAGATTGGATATGGAATAAGTTCTACCAGAAGGTGCGACCCTGGCCGAAGGATAAAGACAATCGTGCGCAACCGATTGACAGCCAATTTTTTCAGGTACTGCGCCAAGCCCCGAACACTTTAGGGGTTTGTGTTAACTCAGAAGAGAACAGAATTTCAAATGGAGGGTTCGTTGAAGACGCCTACTTCGATTCACTACTCGAAACTTACGGATTGGCTTGGGTGGAGAGATTCGTCTGGGGACAGTTCGACGACTTCAAAGGAAAAATGTTTCCCGACTTTAGCGGCGGCCTCGTTGACTACGACTCGGCTAGCGTCCACGTCATCGATGACTTTCCCATCCCCCGCCACTGGTCTCTCACCACCGGAATTGATGTCGGCGGCGATTCGCCGTGGGCCGTTGTCCCTACTTATTCAGACGAGCAAGGCAACCTCGTCGTCACAAACGGTTTCCACGCCCGCACTGGCAGGGTTTCCGAAGTCTGCGCATGGATTAAACGTCACACACCCTGGAACGATAACCGGACCATGCACGTTCTTGATCCCGAGAACAAAATCGCAACCATCGAACTTTCAGACAACGGAATTTACTGTCAGAATGCCATCAAGGATGTTAATCCCGGCCTCCTCAGAATGGAAGGCTATGTCCACGTACATCCTTTCCGTCGTCTCCCGCACTGGTACCAAGAGACGCAACCGCAGGCGAAGTTTGAGAAATTTCGTAAGAAGGGTTCTCCTAAACTATTTGTTTTTAAGTCCGCTATGGTTGCGCGAAAAGAACTAGATATCTGCAAATGGGATCCAGAGAAGACCGACAAGATGTATAAGAGTTCGACGGCTCGCTTTGACGCCGTAGAAGCTATCCGCTATGTCATCATGTCGAAGCCAGAAGCCTCAAAGGTCGGCATCGACGAGAACGCCGACAAGTATTATGAGATGGAGAAGAAGGACCGCGGGGCAGCTGCGGAGTGGCGGGAGATGGAGCGCCGCAGGACAGCTCGCGCTGGCAAAGGTAAGAACCCGCTCCTCGACATGGATTCGGATAACGATATCAGCAGCGTGAAGTCAGAGGAGTTTATGGGTAAATCGCAGCGTTGGGATTTTGGCGATGGAGAATAAAGACGACAAGGTCGTAGAAAGCATCCGCAAGATCGTTACGACATTTCCGAAGCATGCCATTTACGACTTCGGAGAGCAGCTAACGTGGCAGCAGATCGAGGCGTGGGGAAGACTAATCAACGAGCAATGGGGGAGCACATAATGTTCGGCTGGAAACTGATAAGAGAATCTGAGTTGCTGCTGATGAAGCAAATGGCCGATATGGAATTGAAACTGGCGGTCGCGCGCGTCCTCCATGCAGAGACCTACGCAACTAAGTGGGAAGGCATCGTCAGCCACGAACGCGAACGGATAGATCACGAGCGGGAGAGGGCCGACCGCATCGCCGATTCCCTCTTCCAGAGCTCCGGTCTGCCGCCGGTGAGCCCGGTGGTGATTGCCGAAGAGAAAGAGAAGCAGCACGAAACCAAGATGGCCCAGCAGGACTACGAAAAAGCCATGAAAGAGATCTTCGACGAAACGTGGGACGAAACGATCGCCGAGTCAGACGAAGGCGTCGTTTCACCACCGACACCGTGAGATAATCGATACTGAGGTTCGCAATGGCAAGCACTTATAGCGGAAGCGAGAACACTGATCCGATAATGAAGCCTTCAGAGGCTCCAGGCGCTCCGGACGAGCAGGATACTCCTTCTGATCCATACAACCTAAAAGACCCTGACGTACTCGCAGATATCAACGAGCGCATAGATCGCTGTCTTAAGGCCGATGCATTCTCCCGTATTTTTTTCGAGAATAATTGGGGCCGCAACGTTTTCTTTTATGCCGGTGCACAGTGGCTGCGTAAGGTCGGCGGCAAGTGGGAGCGCCGCAATCTACCCTCATGGTTCCCTCGCAGTCAAACCAACAAGTTCGCAGAGAAGGCAAACGACATCATTACCCAGCTGTTGACGGGCGGGCGCGTTCCCATCTCTTACTCGCCGGCAACCGACGATGAAGCCGACATAGGCGTGGCAGAAGTAGGTGAGAGCATCCGCGACGTGATGTACACCGAAGCGGAGTGTGACCAGCAGGCACAAAAGGTTGCGAGTTGGATGGTCATCACCGGCAATGCTTTCGGCATCCCGCACTACGACATGGATGATCGCTACGGAACTGTTGCGAACCCTATGGCTCAGGGCGCCGCAGGCCCGGAACAAAAACCAGAACTAGATGCAGACGGTCAACCGAAACCAATTTGTGAATCTTACCCCCAGGGTGCGCTGCAATTAGAAGTGTGCGGCCCGTTTGAAATCCGTGGCGACTACCGCATCGACGATGTCCGTAAGTGGAAGAATTTCGTTCACCAGAAGCGGTACGATTTAGCGTGGGCAAAAGAGCATTGGCCTGATTTCAAAGACAAGATTGAACCGGATGCGGGAACCTCCAATGACACCTCCCAGTTCTTTATGGACTTATTTGCGAACCTCACTCCAGACTTTGCGTTTGGAGCGGGGTTGGCTTCGAACAGTTCCACCAGCGGCAAGTATCCCAAGGTCACTGCCTACTGCATCCGCGAACTTCCTTCGAAGAAGTATCCGGAAGGGCTCTTTGCTATCCGGCTCGGGAAGACTTCCTCGGAAGCGATCGTAGAAGCCGGTCCTCTTCCACTAAAGTTTGGTGTCGGAGTGAAGAAAGGCCAATACATGCTGCCCTTAATTCATTGGGGCTGCAATATCGTTCCTGGCCGTCTCTGGCGTAAGACGCCGATGGACGATCTAGTTTCAATGCAAGTTTTCCGCAACATGGTGGAAGCGAACATCCGACTGTCCGTGCAACGCATGGGGAACGCGGTATGGTTGCTGCCAAAGGGCTGCGGCGTGGATACATTGACGGGAGCACCGGGACAGCAGATTCCCTACAATCCTTTTGTAGTGGGCGGTACGCAATTTGCCAAACCTGAACGCGTACCGGCGGAATTAAATAACCTCGGTGCACTGATCGCTCTCTTGAAAGAGATCGATGGTTGGATGGAACAAGTCGCCGGAACGTTCTTCTTGCAAGGCGGAAACGCACCCCCGGGTGTAACCGCAGCGTCAGCTCTCGCTTACCTCGGGGAGAAGGGCCAACAATCCCTATCTACCCTGCGCTCCGGATGGGCGCTTGGATGGGCAGAGTTTGACAAAATGGGCCTGGAGATCTGCCGAGAAAATTGGGATGACACAAGAATGCGAGCCGTAGCCGGAAAAAATCGGAAATGGCAAGTTGAGAAGTTCACCAAGGCAGACCTTCAAGGCTCAGTCAACATCATCATCGATTGGAACGCCCTAGCGCCGAAGTCTAACGCGACCGAACGCGCCACTATCGGCCAGCTGGTGCAGTTAGGGTTCGTCGATCCGCACGATCAAGAAATGCAGATCACCGTTCTAAAGAAATTCGGCGAACTGTCCCTGAAGGGCTCGCTCGACATTGATATCGAGGATGCTGCAAAGGAACAGGACCGATTCATTCTCAAGAATCAGCAACCGCAGGTTCGCCCGTTCGTTGACAACTCGATGGTTCATTTGCGCGAGCATGTGGACTTTGCGAAGACCGATGAATTCAGGGAGATGCCGCAAGATAAGCAGGATGCGTGGTATGAGCACATTAAGAACACGGTGCTCGACATCACTACTCGCAGACAGATGCTGACGCAGACTGGTTTGGATCCTGACCAGCCGGCATTGGCTGAGGTGCCCAGCGCCGCAGCTGCGACCGCAGCTCAGGCAGCGCTACAAGCCCAGCAGCAACAGGCCGATGCTGCGGCAGCTCAGAACGGCGGCGTACCGAATGGCGCCGAAGGTCCGGATGCTCGACTAAATCCAGACGGTACACAGCCAGCACCCGCCCCGGACGGCAGTCAAATGCCCGACTTAGCGGACACCAACGCCCCGAACGCGCCGCAGCAGGCAGCTGGCGGCCCCATACAGGCGGCCCCTATGGCGCAGCCCCCAAGCATTAAACCACCCGGTAGCCCGCGAACTATCGGAGTTCCGCAGTAATGCGGTAGAATAGGAACATCATGTTACAGGAAACCAATTCATCAGTTTATCTGCCCAATGCCGTCGATGGCAACGGTTTCGCTTACCAGGTTCAGGAAACTCACACCGGGGGTGTTACCAATATCCCATCCGGCACCGGCTGCCAACCCGCTAACGGTTGCTGCCCCAATTGTGGGCGCTGCCCACATTGCGGACAGACGCCGATTAACCCGCCTCAGGTTCCGTATCACCTTCCCGCGTACACAATGACGCCACCATATCGCACGGAGAACGCGGCCTACGAAAGTTATCTCAAGTACGACACGGACGGTGCTGCTCATCGCGCGAAC